ATGCTGCTAATGACCAATTAAGAATAGATGGTCAAGTATTCTACTCTTCTGCCAATGTAACCTTTGATGTTGCTACGACTTCTAAAAAAGTTAGAGGTTATCAAAATAGATTTTCTGGTAACCGTTTAGAGTGTATGTCTCTATGTAATACAAGTGGTCCTATCGGAGATGACCATCCACTATACAGATTGCCTGGACAATTCCAACAAGGTCAATGTGTTGACTGGCCGTGTTTTATTAATGGTCGTGGTGGTATTACAAGTTGGGGTTCAAACTCAAATGGTCAAAACGGATTAAACCAAGGTAATGTACTAACTGGAGTAGGAATGACATTCCCATTCAACGATTGGTACAGAAGTACAGATAACGGTGGTTCTGGTGTTCACACAACTCCTGATGGAGAAGTACCAAAAGCAATTCAACTATTATCTGGATACGAAAGTGGTATGGCACTATTTAATAATGGTGAAGTATACCATTGGGGTTACGGAGGTCACGGACAAAACGGTGACGCCGCTACTTCAAATAGAGGTTATCCTGTAAGATGTGGTGGTACATACCAAGAAGTATATCAAGCAAGTAATACTTCAACACACACATTAAAAGATACTAGAATTAAAAGAATATACTTAACTAATTGGGGCGGTGATAATAACGGAACTAATACTCATAGTTGTTATGCGTTAGATACTGACGGCGAACTATGGGCTTGGGGTTATAATGGATACGGTCAATTAGGACAAAACAATACTTCTGATTTAAGTAGACCAACAAAAATTAACAAGACTTCATATTTCAATGGTAATAAGATTGACGCTTTCTGGACTGCTGGTGCAGGATACGCTTTCTGTTTTGCTTTAGACATAACAGGAAAATTATATAGTTGGGGTTATAATGGTTACGGTGTTTTAGCACAAGGTAACACAACTAACTTATCAGTACCAACTGAAATAACTGGTGTAACCTTTGATAACTCAGCTTCTGGTGCTGGTAAAATTAAAAAATTACTAGTAGATAGTCAGCAATCATATCAAAGAGTTGCAATCTTAACTGAAAAAGGTAAGATTTACTGGTGTGGAAGAAACGAATACGGTTGGGCGATGATGGGTAATACTTCAGATGTTAACACATTTACACAAATGGGTAACGGACCAGGAAGTGGAACTCACTCAAGCGCAACTAATATGTGGTTTACTGGAAACGGCAGATACGCAAGTTTCTGGACTAAAGACCAAGAAGGTAAAATCAAGTGTGCTGGTTACAATGGTAACTATGAATTAGGACTTGGTAATACAACTAATCAATCTTCTGCTGTATCGCCTAAATGGCAAGTTAATGTTGGAACAACTTCGGTTACAACGCAAGATGTTCATAACATTAAAGATATTGGATGTCAATCTGCATATGGTAACCAATGGCATTGTTCAGTCCACTTATTAACATATGACGGATTTATATTTATGGCAGGTAGAAATAACTACGGAACTTGTTCAGTAGGATATTCTACTTCATATGTTGGAGATAGAAACGCTTCCAACGGAATTGAAGAGACAGATGATTACTACTTCCAAATGGTTCGTATGCCGAACTACGCACACGGAAGAGTAGAAGATATAAGAGGTAGAGGTTATTATTCGCAAGATGGTAACAGATATCACTTTAGAGAAATAAAAACTTTTGATAACAGATACTTAATCGTTGGATATGGTGGAAACTACATACAACAACAAAATGATAGTAATTACTCATCATTATTCCAACCTGCGGTATTAGGATAATAATAAATAGTTAAACAAAGATAGGGAACTAAAATGGCAAAAATAAATCTTGGAAGAATTAAATTACAATTCCAAGGAGAATACGACAAGAACCAGTCATATAGAAGAGACGACATAGTATATCACAATAATGCTATGTGGATTCTTACAAATGAATATATGCCTGATGGTACAAATGCGTTTGCTCCAGGAACAAAAATATTTGGATATAATCCTAAAGAAATGAATGGTTGGATTAACGACCCTAATTTCACAAATACAGACTTTTTCGGTTACACACAATACTGGACTGAAAACGAAAGAGGTGACGAGAAACAAAGAACAGATATGGATGGTAACCCTATTACTAAACACTCTACTAATTTCTCAAATGAGCACGAAGCAATACACGCTCACCACTCTACAATAGACGCTTCAATGGGTTCAATTGTTCGCCATCAAAAACACCTATTTGAAGAGTATGACGAAATGTTCCAAATGACAGAAGACGACTATTCTGAATTAGATAGCTTTAACGGTTACGAACAAAATTACTTTAGATACCACTATGTACCAACTGACAACAACTTTGTAGTTAGTGTACAAGTTTCAGGTGGTGTGCCAGATTTCAAAATTGACAATCGTATGGGACACAATACTAAAGGTAGACAATTTGCTGGTTATAAGAACTGGGAGTTTTTCAAAGAAGGTCATACATACAGATTTCATCAACACAACAACTCTAACAAGTATTACCCATTAGGTTTCTCTTATACTGCTGATGGTATTCACAATACGAATAACACAGGTAAGTCATTAGGAGAAGATCCTAGAGGTCCTTACTATGTTAAAGGTACTGCTTCAAACGGCGATAATGGTTTCTTCTTCCCAATGTATAAAGATGAAGAAGCTGCAAACGCTGAAGATACAAGAAGAGGTGGTGCTGGTTCTAGTAGAAAGGTTACTTTCAATCAAGGTGATGTACCTGGTTGGGAAACAGAAGCAAGTCCATCATTAAAAGGTATGTTGGATTCTTCTGGTAATCAATTAAAAGATACCATTGTTTCACTTTTAACAGACGCAAGTAATAATACTTACTTACAGGTTACAAATGCTTGGGCAGGTACTGCTGGTGCTGGTGCTTCAGTTTCAACTAGAAGAACAATTTATGTTTCTTCTGCTGATAGTGCTGAATATCCAACAGAAACAGGTTCAACGGTTGCACCAGTTTATATTCAAGGTGCATTAAAAGTTGGCGCTAATATTACTGCTACAATTACTCAAGGAAGAGATAACTTTGTGGCTGCAGGAACTCCTGCTCCATCTGAACACGCAGCTGCTGGTAAGAAAATCTTATTAGTAAATGGTAAACCAGTTTATCAATTAGTTGCTGAATCCACAACAACAAGTGTTGGTGGTATTACAGGTAACTTTACTGCTGTTGACAAAACAGGTACTTCACACTCTAACGCTTTAGGTTCTTCACCAACTTCAAATGAAGGATTAATAGAGTTGTATATGCCTGACACAACTGATCCAACTGAAAATACAGAAAGAACTTTCCAAATATCTGTTTCAAACCCAGGTAGTGGAAACAAATTCTATGTTGACGGTGTTTTAGCTGCTGATAATGTAGTTAAATTTGAAGAAGGAAAAACTTATTTATTTGACCAATCTAATTCAACTAACTCTGGACATACATTAGCATTTTCAACAACTGCTGATGGAACACACGGAGGTGGTAGTGAATTAACTGCTGGGGTAACTTATGTTGGTACTCCTGGTAATCCTGGTGCTCATACTAAAATCAATGTTAGAAAAGCAACTGCTAAACTTTACATTTATTGTAAAGCACACGCTGGTATGTACAATTCTAAATCAGTTGAAACTTATGATATGGCAAATAACCAGGCAAGAACTTACGCACCTACAAACATTAAAAAATGGAGAGGTTATGGTAAGAACGGTTGGGTTAAATACTACTTAAACAATAGACAAGTAGACGAAAATACTTACATTGATAGTTTCTTCAATGCTGATAGAGACTACAATAGAAACTATCCTAAGAAAATGAGAAATGGTAAAACACTTGGATTTGAAAGTGGTTACAATTTCGTAAACAAAGAAAGTAGAACGGTTGAGATTTTAGTACCTTATGCTCAAAACGATTATGAGAGAAGTACAAATACAATCATCTATCCTTTCTGTTTAGAACCTACAACTTCAAACAGAGCTACTAGTGGAATGTATAACTCACTAGGTTGGACAATTGAGAAAACTTGGAGAGGTCATAAACATTGGGATAAGATACAATCATCTTTAAGATTTAGAGGTGAGTATTCTCCAAATACACACTACAACTACAATGATGTTGTATCATACAAAGAGTTTAAACGAATATCAACTGGCGAAAAACATTACTTTATGGGTACTGGTTTATATCGTGCATTAAGAGATAACAAAGGTAGACCACCTCAATATGGTTTCCAAGAACCAACAAGGTCACCTATGATGACGAAAACTACAACTACAAGTGGTAGATTAACTGGTAGAAGTGAACACGAACAAAACAATGAAACAGGTAAGAACTATCCTGCTCATATTCAATCGTATCACAACTGCTGGGAATCGTTTGCAGGTATGAACTCGCAAGAACAATGTGCTGGTGTTTGGTTCCCGAATAGAGGACCAATGAACTGGCCATACAAACACGGTAATTCTGAATTTGCTTGTGTATACAGAAGCAATACTTATATTGATAAAAATGGTGCTATATGGACATTAGGACACGGTACTAACTCTTCAAATGGTGAACAAGGTCGTTCATCTTCTTACTTTAGAGAAATGACATTTAGATGGAGAGATTTCTACAATTCTGAAAACAGAAACGAAGGTGGTTATGAAGAAAGAAGAAGTGGTAAGTGGACTAGATACGATAGACAAAGAACACCTAGATGTATACAGATTGAAGAAGGTTACGGTTTCAAATTAATTTTATTTGATAACGGACAAGTATTCCACACAGGATACGGTTCACACGGTCAACAAGGAACTGGTTATGATGGTTCACCTGGTATGGCAATGTCGCCTGCTGGACTTGAAGATGTATTTGCTGTTAAACTAGCACAAAAACACGGTAATGAAGATAGTACTCACACACCTGCATTTTTAGATGACAATGGTGATGTATGGGTATGGGGTTACAATGGATATGGAGAGTGTGGTGATGGTAGAACGCAAAACTGCTACGGACCAAAAAGAATACCAAGAGAATGGTTTAATGACGAGAAGATTGTAGATATTACTTGCTCAGGTGGTGATAGTACAAGTTTCTATGTAAGAACAAGTGAAGATAATATTTACGGTTGGGGTAGAAACAATGTTGGTCAATTAGGTGATACAACTACAACGGACAAATACAGACCTGTTAAGATGTCTGGTTTCAATGCTGCTGATAACGGTGGTATCGCTGTATGGCAATGTAATTCTCACTCATCAAACTCAAACTTCTCGGTACTAGATGGTAACGGATATATTTGGGCAACAGGTTACAATGGATATGGTAACTTTGTAGATAACTCTACAACAAACAGAAATCAGTTAACACAATCAACTGCTACGCCTAACGAAGATATCGTAGACTTCTGGACATTATTCTGGAATGGTTACCACACGACATTTATGAGATTGAAAAATGGTCAAACTTGGACTGCTGGTCACTCTGGTAGTTATTATGTATCAGGAGATGGTGGTACTGGAACTAACCAGGCACCTGTACAAGTTGACAAAGTTAACAATTTGAAAGAAGTATCAATCGTAGGTTCTTCTGGAGATATAGCAAGACTTTATATGCTACAAGATAACGGAGAGTTTTTTGCTCAAGGTTACAATAGTTATAGTGGTCTCGCAAATCCAATCGCTGGAACTAGTTGGACTGGTGAAGATGGAACTTATAAACCGTTCCATACTTACATTCCTGCTGGAACTAGAATTAGAACTATGTACGCTAAAGGTACTGATAATTCATCAAACTACTACTCACCGCAAATGATGGTGGGAACAGATGACGGACAAGTATTACTTTGGGGTTACTCAAATAACAATAACTTGGGTCACCACGCTACTGCAACTTGGTCAAGTACAGGAAGAGCAATGATGTGGAATGCTGGTATTGGTAGATAATATAAATATAAGGAAAGTAATTTAAACTAACGGAGAAAAAAACAATGGCAAAAGTAATATTTTCAATGACTGCTGGAGTACCTCACGGTGACGACTATACGCAGCCAACAGGTGATACGCCAATCAGTTTAGGTGAAGTAGACGGTAAATCTTACTTCTCAATTGATGACGGCAATACAACTATTAAGACTGATGGTGCTAACGATAGCGTTTACGGTGTTTCAGTTGTTTCAGACGCTGATGAAAAAGCAACATTAAAGGCTTCTTCAAACTATGTAAAAGATGGTTTAGAAGATTTAGACAGAAAATTTATGGAAGACAAGTCAATGGTTGACTTACTTGCTGATGTAGCAGATGACACTTCTGCAACAAAAACAGCAATCGCTGACCATAAGGCTGCCAAGGCTGCATTTTTAAGTAATCTTGGATTCTAATTTAACAAAGTAGGAAAAAGATATGGCATTAGATATTAAAAATTTCAAAGTAACCTGGAGAGGTACTTGGAAAGATAAGACAAGCTACAAAAGAAATGATGTAGTTTACTGGAGAGGTAAATCGTACAGATGTATTGAAGATACACCTGAAAACAGCTTTACTATATCTTCGGAATCAATGACCAATACATCTTCTTATACGCATTACGCACCTACAATTGTTAAGAGAAGTTATAGACCAGATAATCAAAGATACTGGACACTATTACTTGCAGGTAACGATAACATTGAAACTTGGCAATATTGGAGACAATATGAAAGAGGCGAAATGGTTAAGGTTGCTGACAAAATTTATCTATGTCTAAAAAGAACTAGATATCAAAACACTTGGGTAGAAGAACACGATGGAAGTCCATCAAAGTATTGGGAACTAATTTACATAAACGAAAACAAATGGTGTACTAGAAACGAAGTAGTATCTTTCGTAAACAGAGCTCCGTTAGGCTGGAGATACAACTTAGGAAGTAACCACGGTGATGACGCTTCTATGAATTATAGAACTTGCGTATTATGTTCAGACGGTTCTGATATGTGGTATGGTGCTGGTGAAAGTACCTCTTGTTCTGGTTTAGGTGATGGTGTTGCAGGTAATGTTGAAACTGCGAAGTTTATGTCAACAGGTTTCACATTTACAAACTGGATGCAATCTACTGATAATAGAACTTGGAACTTATCTGGTACAGGTCGTATGACTACTCATCACGGTAGAGCACCTAGAATTATACAAGTAGTTGGTACTTACAATAGAACATATTGGTTAATGGATAATGGTGAAGTATATGCTTCTGGTGAAAATGGTAACTACGGATTAGGAAATTCAGAAACTACTGATAGACAATACACGGTTAGGGTAACTGCAAATGACACTACTGACTGGCAAGGTAACAACATAACTAAAACTTTCAATCAGACTAAAATTGTAAAAATTGGTATGTCTGATATGCACAAAAATAGCGGTACCTCTTCAATGTGGGCGTTAGGTGATGACGGTTCAGTATGGGTATGGGGTTACAATAACAACGGTCAACTTGGTTTAGGTAACCCATCAATTAACAACTCAACGGACACTACTGGTGGACCAACTTCAACTGCTTTCTATTCTGGTAATGTAACCAGACCTGTAAGATTACCACAATCTTATTTTGATGGCCGTATGATTGTTGATGTTTACTGGTCAGGTTCAGAAGAGGCTTGGACTCACGCATTAGACGAAGCAGGTCACTTATGGGCTTGGGGTCATAACCAACACGGTGAACTTGGTGTAGGTAACTATAACGGAACTTACTACTATACGAAACCAACAAGAGTAGGTATTGACTTTAACAGATATGGTGGAATTAAGTTATTAAAACACACTTGGTCAAATGGTAGCCATCACGCTTCTTTCATACTAGACGGTGAAGGATTTATGTGGTTCACAGGTTACACGACTTCAGGTTCAGTACCTTTCGGGTCACCAGGTTATACAGGAACTCAATATTTAGGTTCTTGGAGACGGATGAGTTTTGCTCACAATGGTGATGTAGACTACTTCTGGTGTGGTGGTGACGAACAAAAATGGTTTATGTTTAGACAGAAATCAACAGGTATGTTATGGAACCACGATGGTAACCATCATACATATGGTAACCGAGGTCAATCAGTTGAATCCAACGGATACTACTATCACTCTGGTGGAATGCCAGGAACATTTATACACATTAAAGGACCTAAATGGCCTGTTAATGTATGTGATATAGGACAAGATAGGATGCAAGGTTCATCACCTTATTATCAATATCACTCACCTATGATACTTGACGACAACGGCAAGATTTGGGGAGGTGGTAATAATGATGACCAAGGTCTTGGTGGAACTTCTCAAAATGATGACCAATGGACAAATGGTGGAAGAAACTCTTTCCAAGGTGCTATGGAAGACAACGAGAACTTTAGAGTTAGAAAGAGAATTGTATTCCAACCTTCTGGTGGTCATAGATGGACAGACTTGTTTATAGGTGGTCAATCTGGAAACTCTTCAATGCCAGCTGCATTGAACCAAAGAGGCCAGTTATATTGGACTGGATATGATGGTGGTTCTTCTGCTACATATCAACACGACTTTTATGGAGAAGGTGCGAACTCTAACCAAGAGTCCAACTTCTTCCACTTGGGTCCTAGAGACTAATATAAATAATTACATTATAGACCGATAGGTCACTATATTAACAATTGGAGTGAAAATGGAACAAGTTATTGAATTTGTTGACAAAGCAAGAACTAGATACGAAAATCATCCTTTCTACGAAAGATATAAAGATAAGAAATTAGATTACATAGAGGTTGTAGGTACTTTCCTGTTTAATCAGGCAAATATCATAACCTCTACTGAATTTCACGCACACAATCTCAAACTCACAAAAGACAAAGACCCAATATATGTTGGCACTCTTATTAGAGAAGAGTATCAGAAAAACTGGCCTTTAAATGGTATAGAAGAAAAAGGCAAGTATGTTCAACCTGCTGTGATGTATGCTTGTCAATCTTACATAGAACATTTACATAGTATTAAAGAAGATAGAGAAAAGATACTTGCACACTTATGGGCATTGATGAGTGAGATACATAGAAATCTAAAGTCTTCTGTATTAGTAGAAGACATAGAAAAAGAATTTAAAAAAGCATATGATAGTGAAAGAAGAGAAGAAGTACTTGAAGAAGTTAAAATATCTTGGCAGTACAGACACCAACTATTAGGTGATTTAGAAGCACACGAAGAATATTGGCAAGAAATAAAACCTAAAGTAGATATGTTTGCTGTTGCTGTAAAAGAAATGTCAAAAGATAAATCTGGTACAAACAATGTAGCAGATGGTAACAAAGATGAAACAGAAGACCTAATGGTAAGAGCAGGTCTTATGGCAAACGCTGTACATATTAAAACTATGAAGATTGAAGATGTACCTGAAGATTTAAAAAAATATGTACAAGATGATTTAGACGAAAAGAAAAAGAAAGAAGAACAAGGATTACCTATCAATGAAAACTCTTAAAGAACTCACTTGGGAACACCACAAAGAAGCAGAAAGACAAGGGTTCGTTAAGATATTAATGTCTGGTAAAATACATCCTGAAGTATACGCAAATTATCTTTTCAATCAACACCAATGTTATAATATACTTGAACCTCTTGCAATGGCAGAAGGTTTATTAGATAAGTTTCCTTTTATTAGAAGAGCACCTGCTATCAAAGCAGATTTTGATGAGTTGTGGACTTATGCTCATCAACCTATGATGATGGAGAGTACAAGAAAGTATGTTGATTATGCAAATAAAGAATTAATGGATTGTCCTGAAAAAATAATGGCACATATCTATGTTAGACATATGGGCGATTTATCAGGTGGTCAAATGATAAAAAGAAAAGTACCTGGTCTTGGTAAGTATTATGAATTTAAATTTAACAAAAATCCAGAACACGGTATCACATATAAAGATACAAACGAGATTAAAGAAGCATTAAGATTAGCAGTAGATAGTCATTATGTTTATAATGACGCTAGCGATAAAGATAAAAATGTAAATAATGTTGTCTATGAAGCAAGACAATGTTTTGGTTTTGCAACTGACTTATTTAAAGAAATGTTGCAATTTATTAAGAATAACGAAAAGAGGTTTGGTGATGGCACAACGAAGTAGAATATGGGAAATGTTAGAAGACGCAACTAAAAATCTTATGTCAAAATTTGATGACGAAGGTAAAGAGATTGTTGAAGAAAGTATGGCAAAATTTAATAGACCTGAAGATGGTTGGATTAATAGAGTTTGGGAAACACCTGAAGCAAGAAGATGTCATATAGATGTAGTTGACGCTAGAGAAAGTAAAAAACTTTATATGTTTCATTGTGTTGTTATACCTCATTTTCATACACCAGCACCTATATGGGGTTTAGATGTTATCGCAGGACCTAATAAGGTTACTGGTTTTTTCCACGATTGGTCACCTTTAAGTGGCAAGAGAGAAATGGACCATCCGATGGTAGAATGGTTTTGTGAAGAAAGTAAAACTTACGAACCATCAAAAGTAAGAGAATTACCTGATTGGGCATTACAAATTTTTAGTCCAGGTATGATAGCCGCAGGTAATATTAATACAGAAAAAGAATTGACAAACGCATTAAGTTTAGCGTGTACTGATTTGGGACCTTACTTTACTTTATTAAGAAGATATAAACAAGATTTTAATTTAAATTCAAATATTAAAAGCGAGAAGGAAGTAAAAGAAGCACAAAACAGATACGCAAAATTTCAAAGAGAAAATCCTCATACACCTAGAACAATGAAAGCACTAGGATTACCTGAAAAAGATATTGAAGAGTTTTGTACAGACGCATTATTTCCTTATGCAGAATAATGGAACATTTAGACAAATTTCAACAAGTAATAAAAGACTATAAAGATGATGGTCGTTATAGAACATTTAACGACATTATTCGTAAGCGTGGCGATTATCCTAATGCCATATGGTATTCAAAATACTCAATCAAAAATATAGTTAACTGGTGTTCAAACGACTATTTAGGTATGGGTCAACACTCATATGTAATTGATAGTATGAAAACAGCACTTGAAACTGCTGGTGCAGGTGCAGGTGGAACTAGAAATATATCAGGCACAACACATTATCATAATGCGTTAGAAAGAGAACTTGCATTATTACATAAGAAAGAAAGTGCTTTATTATTTACTTCAGCGTATAACGCTAATCAAACAACTTTAGAAACAATGGGTAAGATTATACCTGACTTATTGTTTATATCAGACGAAGAAAATCACTCTTCAATCATACAAGGATTAAGGCATAGTAAATGTAGAAAAGAAATATTTAAACATAATGATGTACAAGATTTAGAAAGTATATTAATGTCTAACCCAGGACCTAAATGTGTTGTATTTGAAAGTGTATATTCTATGGACGGTGATATTGCACCTGTAAAAGAAATTATTGAAGTAAGTAAAAAATATAATGCAATAACTTATATTGATGAAGTACACGCTGTTGGTTTATATGGTGAAACAGGTGCTGGTATTTGTGAAAGAGACAAAGTTGAAGTTGACATTATAAACGGAACGCTAGCAAAAGCCTATGGTGTACAAGGTGGGTACATTACAGGAAAGAGAGAGTTTATAGACGCAATCAGAAGTATGGCAAGTGCGTTTATATTTACAACTAGTTTATCGCCAGTAATATGTGCTGGGGCGTTAACTAGTATTAAGTATGTTAAAGACCATCCTGAATTAAGAGAAAAGATACAAGAACGAGCAAGAAAAACAAAAGAAGAGATTGAAAGACAAGGTATAGAAGTTTTAAAAAACGATAGTCATATTGTTCCTGTTATCATAGGTGATCCTATCAAATGTAAAGCAGTATCAGATGAATTACTTTACAAAGAAGGTATCTATGTACAACCTATTAACTGGCCTACGGTTAAAAGAGGAACAGAAAGATTAAGATTTACACCAACACCTTTTCATACAGACGCTCATATATTTGATATGGTCGTTAAATTAAAATCAGCACTAAAAAGGTGTGGTAAAAAGAAATGAACATAGAAGAAGAAATAGATTGGATATTAGTAGACGGAGGCAACGGTTTAGATGTACTTTGGTTTCTTATCTTACATAGTCCGTTTATGCAAGGATTAATCGGTGTAGGCCTCGCTATCGCCCTCCTATGCGTATATTTTGATAAAGATGATGAAATAGCAAAGTATATAAAGGATTGTACCTGGTGGAAATTATAAATATTGCTAAAAGAAGAGGATAAACTATGGCAACTCCTAATACAAGACAAACATTAATTTCATACGCTAAAAGAGCGTTAGGGCATCCTGTTATTGAAATAAATGTTGATGATGACCAGATAGACGATAGAGTTGACGAAGCATTACAATATTATCAACAATATCACTATGATGGTATCAGAAGAACATATTTAAAATATCAGTATACTCAAAATGATAAAACTAGAATACTAACAGATAGCTCTGAAGGTGTAACCAAGAATAGTGTAACCACTACTTGGAAAGAAGGCAACGCATATATCGTTGTACCTGAAAGCGTAATATCTGTAATTAATATTTTTCCTTTTTCTAATAAAGGAAACTTAAACTTATTTGATGTTAGATATCAATTAAGACTAAATGACTTGTACGATTTTTCATCAACAAGTGTTATCAACTATGACATTGTTTTAAGACAATTAGATTTTTTAGACCATATATTAGTAGGAGAAAAGCCATTAAGATTTAATCAACACGATAACAGATTATACATTGATATGGACTGGGAAAACGATTTACAAGTAGGTGAATATCTAGTAATAGAAGCATATAGAAAATTAGACCCAGACACATATACAGATGTTTATAACGATATCTGGTTAAAGAGATACACAACACAATTAATCAAAAGACAATGGGGTGCCAATCTCTCTAAATTTAATGGAGTAGCAATGATTGGTGGTGTTACCTTAAACGGACAACAAATTTATACAGAAGCTCTACAAGACATAGAGAAATTAGAAACTGAAATTAGGACTTCGTTTGAGTTAAACCCAGCAATGATGATAGGATAAAACAACAATGGCCGTTAATCATTACTTTCAAGGCGGCGATGGCATAGGTACAGACGCTGAAAAGCGATTGCACGAAAACTTAATTATAGAAAATTTAAAAATCTATGGTCACGCTGTTTATTATTTACCTAGAACTCTAGTTAATAGAGACCTAATTTTAGGCGAGGATTCTGCGTCTAGGTTTGACGATAGTTATTTGATTGAAATGTATTTTGAAACGGTTGAAGGTTTCCAAGGCGAACAAGAAATAATCAGTAAGTTTGGTTTAGAAGTTAGAGACGATACAACTTTTGTTGTAGCAAAAAGAAGATTTATGGAACAGGTTGAAGACCCAGCAAACTTAATGGTTGATGGTAGACCTAACGAAGGTGATGTAATTTATTATCCTTTAATGAACAAATTTTTTGAAGTTGCGTTTGTTGAAGACCAAGAGCCATTTTTTCAACTAGGTAACTTACCAGTTTACAAATTAAGATGTAAAACTTTTGAATATTCAAGTGAAGAATTTAATACAGGTAATCCTGATATTGATACTGCTGATGATAGAAAATCACTTGATACAAGTTTACAATATCAATTTTTACTTGAAGATGGTACATTTAGTTTAACTTCTTCAAGTGGTAGATTAATATTAGAAACAGGTGACAAACACGGTAACCCAATGTATCTAATACAAGAAGAGTTTGATGATACAACAACTGACGGTGACCCAGCAACAAGTATTCAAACTAAATCTGTATATGCTGATAATTTAGATTTAGATACTGAAGCAGGCTTTGATACTGCAACGGTTTCAGATGACATATTAGACTTTACAGAAGCTAACCCATTTGGAGAAGTTAAATAATGTTCGGTACACATTTTTACAACGAAGGTTTAAGAAGATTAACAATTGCGTTTGGTCAGATATTTAATGATATTATTGTACAAACAAAAGACGCAAATGATAGTGTTGTTAAAAGATTAAAAGTGCCTCTTGCATATGCACCTAAAGAAAAGTTTATTGTAAGATTAACACAACAACCAGATTTACAAGACCAACAATTTTCTACTATATTACCTCGTATGGGTTTTCAAATTACAGGTTTAGAGTATGACGCAAGTAGGAAATTAAATAAGATAGAAAGAATTAGAGTACCTAAAACAGACGGCAATACTAGTGACCAAACTAATAAAATGGTCTTTAGTTATAATCCTGTACCTTACAATATCACTTATCAACTTTATATATTTACAGCAACTGCTGAAAATGGTTTACAAATTGTTGAACAAATAGTACCATACTTTCAACCTGATTACACGGTTACGATTAATATGATACCTAAAATGAGTATTAAGCGTGATGTACCTATTGTATTAGGTGATATAACTTATGAAGATAATTATGATGGTGATTTTAATACACGAAGAGCAGTTATATATACTATGACATTTACAGCAAAAACTTATCTGTATGGTCCACAAACAGCTGCTGGTGTTATTAGAAAAGTACAATCAGATGTAGGAGGTTCAACTGAAGCACCTCTTGCAAGAAATGAAAGAATAGTAATCACACCTAATCCTGCAAGTGCAAAACCTGGTGATGATTTTGGTTTTACAACTACTATTGATTTCTTTGATGATATTAAGAGATACAATCCTACGACAGGAAGTGATGAATAATTATGAGGAGAAAAGATGAACGATATAATAAAGATAGACAATGCTTTACCAGATAATTTAGATTTAGAATATAAACGAAATATATTTAATTGTGGTTGGTTTATTGCAAAAGACATTTATGATGAGCAGTTTAGACATAACCCAGGCGTAGTTGATGATAAAAAAACATTTAGAACTATGCAATTCACTCATTTAATTTTAAATAAAACCGTTCAACAAACACCTATGTCTCCTGCTTATGATGTTGTGTATAAGTCTTTAAAAGTTATGGTTCAAAAATGTGGTTATGAAGTTGATGATGTATTAAGATTAAAATTTAATTTACTAATGCCACATCCTAGATTTAGAGAAGGTCAATATAATGTACCACATATTGATGATACTAAATGGGGATTACAAGATAATCAATGGAATTTAATTTACTATCCTGATGATAGCGATGGCGATACAATATTCTTTAATGAAAAGTTTGAAGGTGAATTTATTAAAGATAGAGAACTTACAATAAGAGAAAGAGTAGAACCTAAAAACAATACTGCTGTTATGTTTAAAGGTAATATATTTCACACTTCATCAAACCCAATACATAATGATTGGAGAATGGTGTTAAATGCAAACTTTACGGTAAAATAAAATGGGCAAACTAGAAGATAGAGTAAACGAAATATTAGGTGTAGAAAGTAAACCTAACGCTGAACTTATGCAACAAAAAGAATTTAAACCACCTGTTGCTAGAGAAGAAGATAAAGAAAAGCAAGATGTGGATAATGACCATAAGAATAGTAGAGAATACTATTACAATCTAATTGAAAAAGGACAAGAGGCAATACAAGGTATACTTGATGTTGCAAAAGAAGGTCAACACCCTAGAGCATATGAGGTTGCATTAGCAGGTATTAAAAATGTAGCAGACACCGTTGACAAACTACAAGATTTAAATAAGAAATTAAAAGACTTGAAAGAATTACCTAAAAGTGCAAGTCCTCAAATTAAAAACGCATTATTTGTAGGTAGTACAACTGATTTACAAAAAATGTTAAAAGACAAAAAAGAACCAAAAGATATAACACCAGAAAAATTTGATGAAAACAATAGAGATACTAAAGATGATCCATTTAAAGGAACTCCTATTGAAGGTAAAGACTAATGAGTAATTTTTCAGACGCATATTTAGGTAACCCTAATTTAAAGAAAGTCAATACACCTATTGAATTTACAGAAGAACAAATTGTAGAATTTAAAAGGTGTGAAGAAGACCCTTTATATTTTATCAAAAACTATGTACAAATAGTTTCACTTGACGAAGGACTTATACCATTTAAAACATATAAGTTTCAGGACAAGATGATTACTAATATGCACAAAAATAGGTTTACAATTTATAAGTTGCCTAGACAAAGTGGTAAGTCAACAACTATTATATCTTACTTATTACATTATGCAATATTTAATCCTAACTCTAACATAGCGATACTTGCCAACAAGTCTTCAACTGCTAGAGATATACTAGGTAGATTACAACTTGCATATGAAAACTTACCTAAATGGTTACAACAAGGTGTAATCAACTGGAACAAAGGTAATATAGAATTAGAAAACAAATCTAAAATTGTTGCAGCCGCAACTTCTTCAAGTGCGATACGAGGAGGCTCATACAACATAATATTTTTAGATGAGTTTGCTTTCGTACCTACTACAATCGCTGAGCAGTTTTTCTCGTCTGTTTATCCTACGATTACTTCAGGTCAAAAAACAAAAGTTATTATCGTTTCTACTCCTTATGGTATGAACCAGTTTTATAAACTATGGGTAGACGCTGAAAATAAGAACAACGATTATGTACCTATGGAAGTACATTGGTCAGAAGTACCAGGTAGAGACGAAAAATGGAAAGAAGAAACAATAAGAAACACTAGTGCCACTCAATTCGCAAGTGAATTTGAGTGTGAATTTTTAGGTTCAGTAGATACTTTAATTAGTCCTGCGAAAATTAAAGCGACACCGTATATAACTCCATTACAAACAAATGGACGATTAAGTATCTTTGAGAAACCAATAAAAGGTAACACTTATATTGCTTGTGTTGATGTTGCTCGTGGTACATTAAAAGATTATTCAGCGTTTATAATCTATGATGTAACCCAACTACCTTATAGAGTAGTTGCAACATTTAGAGATAATGAAATTAAACCAATATTATTTCCTGAAATGATTGCGAAAGTATGTACACAATATAACAAGGCACATATACTTGTTGAAGTAAATGATATTGGCGCTCAAATATCTGATGGTTTACATTTTGAGATAGAATATGATAATATATTAATGACAACTCAAAAAGGTAGAGCAGGTCAGATACTAGGTGCAATGTTTAGTCAAAGAGGTTCACAATTAGGTGTTCGTATGACTAAACAAATTAAGAAGATGGGAACTGCAAATATCAAAGCAATCATTGAGGCAGATAAACTTGTTATCAATGATTTTAATATTATAGAAGAAATGTCTACCTTTGTCAGAAAAAATCAATCTTGGCAAGCAGAAGAAGGTTGTAATGACGACTATATGACCTGTCTCGTAATATTTGGTTGGTTAGTCAATCAAAGATACTTTAAAGAAATGACTGATAGAAATATACGAGCAGAAATGTATAGAGAACAGGAAAAACTCATAGAGCAAGATATGGCTCCGTTCGGTTTTGTAGATGATGGCACACCTGAAGAGGAAAAACCCACCGTTGATGAGTATGGAACCGTATGGCATCCAGTTGTACGCAAAGGTCAGTAGTGTAGGAATGGCATATAATAAATAGTATTGATTGAGAAAATTTGCAATGGGCGTATGAATAATACGAATTTTGAACTAAAAGGAAACATTATGTATTTAAATTTAAATACAAAAAACAAATAAGAGGAGAAACCTAATGGCATTTCAAGTATCACCTGGGGTTCTCGTACAAGAAAAGGACCTTACTAATATAGTTCCTGCTGTTTCTACTAGCATTGGCGCTTATGCTTTCAATGCAAAAAGAGGACCAGTTGGAGAGGTTACATTAATCTCTAACGAACAAGACCTAGTAAGTGTGTTTGGTAAACCGACAACAGATAATTTTGAAGAGTACTTTACTGCTTCATCTTTTCTGCAATACTCAAACGCTTTAAAAGTTGTACGAACTGAAAATACAGGTATTAAAAACGCTGTGACCAACTCGGGAACAGCTGTATTGATAAGAAATACAAATGATTATAACACTAGTTATTTAGCTAGTGGTGCGTATACTGGTATCTCTGGCGTAGAATTTGTAGCAAGATTTGCTGGTGCTTATGGAAATAGTTTATCTATTTCTGTATGTCCTTCGGCGACAGCTTATGAAGCGGTAGCGGTAACAACCGTTAACGATAGTGCTGTTTCTGCAGGTGACACTACAATTACGGTTACAAGTGGAACTAATATAGGTGTAGGCGATGTAATCGCTTTTTCAACAACTGCTGGAACTAACGACTATGATGATGGTGTTGAGTATGAGGTAACTGCTGTTTCTTCAAACGACATTACATTAAAGAAAAGAGTAGGTTCAGGTGGTTTAAGTAGAGTTATCACAAACGGTGCAAATGTAAGAAGAAGATGGAAGTATTATGACCAAGTGTCAGGTGCTCCTGGAACTTCTCCAGATGTATCTGCTGCTGGTGGTTCTAATGACGAAATGCACATTATCGTAGTAGACGCCGATGGTACTATAAACGGAACAAAAGACGAAGTGTTGGAAGTTTTTGAAGGTGTTTCAAAAGCTAAAGACGCTAAAGACGCAGGTGGAAGTAATAATTTCTATCCAGAAGTTATTTACAGAAAATCGTCTCTAATTTATTGGGGCGACCATAATTCAAACGGAACTAATTGGGGAGACGCAAAAGCAGGTAAAACTTTTACAGATGTTACCGCTCCTATCGCATTAACTTTTACAGGTGGTGTAGATGGAACAGCAACTGACGGTGTAAGAAAAACTGCGTTTGAACTATTCCAAGATAGTGAATCCGTTGATGTTAGTTTGATAATGGCTGGTAATGCTTCAGCAACTTTAATCGGTGATTTAATTACAATCGCTGAAACAAGAAAAGACGCTGTTGTATTTGCAAGTCCACAAAGAAGCGATGTAGTAGGAATTACTTCTGCTATCAATCAAACAAACAATGTACTTGCTTTCTTTAACTCAATACAATCATCTTCATATGTCGTATTTGATAGTGGTTACAAATATATGTACGACAGATATAATGATGTATTCAGATATGTTCCGCTAAACGGAGATATGGCAGGGTTAGCTGCTAGAACTGATTTAACTAATGACGCTTGGTTTAGTCCTGCAGGATTAAATAGAGGTATTATTAGAGGTGCTAGTAAACTTGCTTACAATCCAAATAAAACTCAAAGAGACGAATTATACAGAGCTAGAATAAACCCAGTTGTTTCATTCCCAGGTCAAGGTATTGTTCTTTTCGGAGACAAAACTGGATTGTCAACGCCTTCTGCGTTTGATAGAATAAATGTACGAAGATTGTTTATCGTTTTAGAAAAGGCGATTGCGACAGCTTCTAAATTCCAACTCTTTGAATTTAATGACGAGTTTACAAGAGCGAACTTTAGAAACCTAGTAGAACCTTTCCTAAGAGAAGTACAAGGTAGACGAGGTATCACAGACTTTTTAGTAGTGTGTGATGAAACTAACAACACAGGCGAAGTAATTGATAGAAACGAATTTATTGCTGAGATTTTTGTAAAACCAGCAAGAAGTATCAACTTTATCACATTATCTTTCGTTGCAACCAGAACTGGTGTCTCTTTTGAAGAGATTGCAGGTTAATAGTAGAGAGGAAATAAAACAATGGCAAACATAAATGACTTCAAAACTAAACTTGCAGGCGGCGGCGCTAGAGCCAACCAATTTAAGGTTACAATGCCTTTTCCTGGTTACGCTCAAGTTGGTGGAGAAACAGAAGAGTTAGCGTTCCTATGTAATGCAACTTCTATTCCTGCTATGAGTATCGGAACTACAACGGTTAACTTCCGTGGTAGACCAATATATCTTGCAGCTGATAGAACTTTTGAACCTTGGAACATAACGGTACTTAACGATACAAACTTTAGATTAAGAGACGCTTTTGAAAGATGGCAAAATGGTATCAACAATATGTCTGATAACGAAGGATTAGTAAATCCAGCAGACTATCAAGTTGACGCTTTTATTGACCACCTTGATAGAAATGGTGGAACGATTAAGTCTTACACATTAAGAGGATGCTTTCCAGTATCTATTGGTGCGATAGACTTGTCTATGGAACCGACAGAAGCAGTTGAAACTTTTGAAGTATCGTTTAGATACTTGTTCTTTGAAGCAAGAACAACTACTTAATAGTAGACTAAATATATAATAAAACTTTGAGGATATAAAATGGCAGAGCTTTTCGGTTTTCAGATAACTAGAACTAAACCTAAAGTAGACCCTAAACAAAGTTTTACTCAACCTAAAGCGGATGACGGTACACAAACCGTCGCCGCTGGAGGTTATTTTGGTCAGTACCTTGATATGGAAGGTACGGCGAAAACTGAGCAAGACTTAATTAGGAGATATAGAGAGGTATCAATTCATCCAGAGTGCGATATGGCCATAGAGGATATCGTAAACGAAGCCATAGTGGCAAATGAAATTGATAAGGATCCAGTTAGAGTTGACTTATCTGATACAACGCTTTCAAGCGCAATCAAAAGAAAAATTGAAGACGAATTTAAAGAAATATTAAGACTACTTAATTTTTCTACAAAAGGACACGATATCTTTCGTAGATGGTATGTAGATGGAAGAATATACTATCATAAGATTATTGATAGAGAAAGTCCAGTACAAGGTATTACTGAATTACGATATATTGATCCTAGAAAAATTAAGAAGTTAAGAGAAATTAAAAAAGGTCGTCCAGTTGCTATGGCAAACATACAAGTGGTACACGACTATAACGAATACTTTTTATATAATGAAAAAGGTGTTGCAGGACCTGGTATGGCAAGTGGTGGTATTAAGATTGCACCAGACGCTATAACTTTTTGTCCAAGTGGTTTAGTAGACTTGAACAAAAATATGGTTATGTCTTATTTACATAAGGCAATTAAACCTGTAAATCAATTGCGTATGATAGAAGACGCTGTTGTTATTTACAGAATTGCAAGAGCACCTGAAAGAAGAGTATTTAAAATTGATGTAGGTAACTTACCTAAAGTAAAAGCAGAACAATATCTCCGTGATGTTATGGCAAGATACAGAAACAAACTTGTCTATGACGCAAGTACAGGAGAGATTAGAGACGATAGAAACTATATGTCTATGCTTGAAGACTTTTGGTTACCTAGTAGAGAAGGTGGTAGAGGAACTGATATATCTACATTACCTGGTGGTCAAAACCTAGGTGAAGTTGCAGATATAGAATACTTCCAAAGAAAACTATATCGTTCTCTAAATGTACCTATTAGTAGATTAGAAAGTAGTCAAGGTTTTAATTTAGGTAGAAGTACCGAGATTACTAGAGACGAACTTAAATTTACAAAATTTGTACAAAGATTAAGAAAGAAATTTACAGAATTGTTTAATGATTTATTAAGAACTCAATTGGTTCTTAAATCAGTAATCAATGATGACGATTGGGTAGCAATAAAAGAAAAAATTAAATATGATTTTCTTGCCGATGGTCATTTCAGCGAACTTAAAAACGCTGAGTTATTAAGAGAAAGAATTGCTCTTGCTAATGATGTAAGAGACTATGTTGGTAAATATTTTTCAGTTAATTATGTTAGAAAAAACATATTAAAACAATCTGAAAGAGAGATTGCTGACATTGATAATCAAATCAAACAAGAGATTGATGATGGTATTATTGCAAGTCCACAAACTAGTGTGTCAGGTAATAATCCAGACGAAATAATATAGGAGAAAAATAATGGCTGATAATGAAAAACAACCAAGTAATGTAGAAACATTTGTTGATAAACTTGCAAGTGGAGATAATACAGGTGCTGGTGAAGCATTTAAAGACGCAATGAGAGACAAAGTTGGTGACGCTTTAGATACAGGTAGAAAAGAATATGCAAGTAATCTTTTCAATGCCGCTAGAGATGTTATGACTGGTCAAACTCCGTCTGATGGTGCTACAGAAGTAGCAGTAGATACAGCACAACCTCACTCGGATCCAAAACCAGAAGTTGCGGAACCGTTTACGGCACAAGCTACACAGGACGAAGTGCAAACTGCACATACACCTGAAACAAGTACAGAAACAGAAGTTAAAACAGGAGAATAAAAATGGCATTAACGGTATCAAGTATAGTTGGTAATGTATCAGGATTTCTAGGTAACGACAAATACAATGCTTTGGCGCCTGCAACAAAAGACGCTATCAAAGGATTGATTGAAGGACTAGATGGTATAGATTGGTCACAACCACAAGATTTAGTAAGCATAATTGAAACTAAAGTTGATGAAGTTGCGGCTGCAAGTGGTATATCTGCTGACGACATTAAAGCATATTTTGAGGAATAAAAATGACTTTAAGTGTTGTCTCAAAAATAGATGACGCTACTAAAGCAATTGTTAATGTTAGTGGCGCTGAAAACGAAAGTGGAACTTTGTATAGTTCCGATAAAAGCGTTTCACTAGCAAATGTTTATTACGAGATTAGAGGAACAGACGAAGCAGTAGGAGTTGCTACTTTAACTCTCGGTGAAGATACAATAAGTCTTACAGGTTTTGGTAATTGGGGACTAAAAGGTGGTGAAAAAAGATTAACACCTAAACAAGAACTAAACACAGCAACCGAGTTAAAAATTACTACGGATGCTAATGTAAGTAAATTTAATATGGCAGTAGAACTGCATAAAGAAACGGAGAGGTATCCAGGATAATGGCTGACGCAATAACAACGCAAATAGTATCAGATACAGCAGGCGTAAAGTTTGTTGTAAAGAGAACAAATCATAGTGATGGTACAGGAGAAACTGATAGTGTATTAGTTGACCCAGCGACTTCAAATTTTATGACAGCCGATGGTACTAAAACTATTGCAAAAGTTTGGTACTCTATAAATGTTGCAAACTCAAAATCAGCAGTTGAGTTAGCTTGGGGAGGCGCAACAGAAAATACTACTACTCTATTATTGAGTGGTAATGGTTACCTAGATTTTAGAACTGCTGGAAATGATATTCCTAATAATGCAACAACGCCTAATGGTAAAGTGCATTTATCAACGAAAAACTTTGCATTAGGAGATAACTATACTTTAGTTGTTGAATTTAGATAAAAAATATTATAAATATTAGGAAAGAGAGGGATAATTCATATGAAACTAATTACTGAACAAGTTGAAAATGTTGAGTATATATGCGAAGATGTAGGCGGAAAAAAGAATTACAAAATCCGTGGTGTCTTCTTACAATCAGAAATCAAAAATAGAAATGGACGAGTTTATCCTAAAGAAACTCTAGCAAAAGAAGTAAGCAGATATAATAGAGAATTTGTCAACCAAAAAAGAGCGTTTGGTGAGTTAGGACATCCTGACGGACCAACGGTAAACCTTGAGCGTGTATCTCATATGATAACAGATATACACGAAGACGGAAATAATTTTATTGGTGAGGCGAAGATAATGGACACACCATACGGTAAGATAGTAAAAAATCTTATAGATGAGGGTGCTAAATTAGGCGTATCAAGTCGTGGTATGGGTTCATTAGAAAGAGGTAGAGGTGGTCAAGCAGTAGTCGGAAAAGACTTCTATTTGGCAACAGCTGCTGATATAGTTGCAGACCCAAGTGCTCCAGACGCTTTCGTAGAAGGCATTATGGAAAACAAAGAGTGGGTTTGGGACAATGGTGTTATAAAAGAGAGAGAAATTGAAGAATATAAAGAGTATATAGCACAAGCAAAACGATTAAAAATCGCAGAAGCTAAGGCTAATGTATTCGCTGATTTCTTAAAAAAACTATAATTTGCGTACAAAAGAACGCAATTTTATAAATATATTATAACGAAAAAAATAATTATTTTTTTAAATTAAGGAGAACTTCAAATGGCCGAAACAGAAAAACAAGTTGCCGAAATGACAGCTCCAGACGCTCCTAAAAAGAACGCCGTAGCTGCCGAAACTTCACCATTGAAAAATGACGCTGAAGATTTAGGTTCTGCTGTTGTTAAACCAACAGATAGTAATCCAGACGCAACGAAGAAAGTTAAGCCAGTTTCAGGTGACGCACAACAGAAAAATGCTGGTGCTGCTGATCCAATGCCTTCTGTAAAGAAGGAAGAAGCTGAAGACGCTGACGGCAAGGAGATATCCGAAGGAGAAATGCCAGACGGTCTGAAAAAATACTTGGACAAGAAAAAAGAAAAATCTGAAACTTCTGACAAAGAAAAAACGGAAGAAGGTTATAAGATGAAAAAAGAAACTTCACACGAAGATGAGAAGAAAATGAAGTCCGAGAAATCAGAAGACGACCAGAAAGCAAAAGATGTTGATGTAAAAGAACACATTGACGCTTTAACCTCTGGAGAGTCCGACTTGTCTGAAGAGTTTAAACAAAAGGCTGCTACAATTTTTGAAGCTGCGATTACTTCTAAAGTAAAAGCAATTTCAGAAGAAATGCAAGCAGACTACAATAAGAAATTTGACGAAGAAGTATCTAAAGCAAAAACAGACCTTGTTGAGAAGGTAGACGCATATATGAACTATGTTGTCAACGAGTGGATGAAAGAAAACGAACTTGCTATTGAAAAAGGTATCAAGGGAGAGATTGCTGAGGACTTCATCAATGGTCTGAAAAAACTTTTTGAAGACCACTATATTGATGTTCCTGATGAAAAATATGATGTGTTAGAAGACCAAGCTTCAAAGATTGAAGAGTTAGAGAAGAAACTTAACGAACAGATTAGCAAAAATGTTGAAATGAACAAAGAAAATTCTTCTTTGAAAAGAACAGACATTATTGCTGAAGTTGCTTCTGATTTAGCAGACACTTCAAAAGAGAAGTTTACTAAATTAACAGAAGAAGTTGAGTATTCTAACGCTGATGACTTTAAGAAGAAATGTGAGACTATTAAGGAATCATATTTCGGAAATAAAAAAGAAGCTAATTCTGACAGCGAAGTAGATAATGCGGTAGCGGACAATCAAGGTGTCAATACTGAAGATTTGTCTAATGCAATGGCTGCTTATACTACCGCTATTAGTAAAACTAAAGACATTAAGTTGTCAAATTAATAGGAGAGAGGAAAAAGATATGTACTTATCTGAAACTTACCAAAAAAAATGGCAGCCAGTATTAGACCATCCTGACCTTCCTAAGGTTACGGATAGCTATAAACGAGCTGTAACCAGCGTTATCTTGGAAAACCAAGAAAGAGCGCTGAAAGAGGACGCTGCTTTCTTAAACGAAGCTGCTCCTACTAACGCTACTGGTTCTAACATTGCTAACTGGGATCCAATCCTAATTAGTCTTGTAAGAAGAAGTATGCCAAACCTTATCGCTTACGATATCGCTGGTGTACAACCAATGAGCGGACCGACTGGACTTATATTTGCAATGAGAAGCAGATATAAAACTCAAGGCGGAACTGAAGCGCTATTTGATGAAGCAGAAAGTAAATTTTCTGGAAACGCTGCTAACGCAAACATTCCTGGATCTGCTGGAACTTCAACAAATTCGCCTGCACAAAACAACCCTGCTGTACTTAACGATTCCCCAGCTGGAACTTATACTTCTGGTGCTGGAATGGCAACAGCTTCTGCTGAAGCCCTAGGGGACTCTGCTGGAAACGCATTTGCTGAAATGGCTTTCTCAATTGAGAAATCAACGGTAACTGCTAAGAGTAGAGCTCTTAAAGCTGAGTACACAATGGAACTAGCACAAGACCTTAAAGCAATTCACGGCTTAGACGCTGAAACTGAACTTGCTAATATTCTTTCTGCTGAAATCCTTGCTGAAATTAATAGAGAAGTTGTAAGAACAATTTACATTAATTCAGAAAAAGGTGCTGCTACAGATACAACTAACGCAGGAATCTTTGATTTAGATACTGATTCCAACGGTAGATGGTCTGTTGAAAGATTTAAAGGTTTAATGTTCCAGTTAGAAAGAGACGCTAATGTTATTGCACAAAGAACAAGAAGAGGAAAAGGAAATATCCTTATCTGTTCTTCTGATGTTGCTAGTGCATTACAAATGGCTGGTATACTTGACTACACACCTGCGTTAAACAACAACTTAAATGTTGATGACACAGGAAACACATTTGCTGGTGTATTAAACGGCAGATTTAAAGTATACATTGACCCATATTCAGCAAACGCTGCTACAAAACAATTCTATGTAGTAGGTTATAAAGGAACTTCTCCTTATGACGCTGGTATGTTCTACTGCCCTTATGTACCATTACAAATGGTTAGAGCAGTTGGTCAGGACACTTTCCAACCGAAAATCGGATTTAAGACAAGATACGGCTTACAAGCAAATCCTTTTGCTGAAGCTAGTGCTTCGTCTGACGCTGTTATTGACGGTGCTGGTGCTGCTAACTCAAACAGATATTACAGAAAAGTACAAGTAGTTAACTTGGCGTAATCTGTATATCAGTTTATACTGAAAACGAAAAAAGGCGACTTTCGGGTCGCCTTTTTTTTACCCTATGAAAAAGAACAATGTCATAATCTTTGAAGACAATCCTTTGTACATAAAAAAACTAGTCAAAGATAAACCACTAAATTTATTTGGTGCACCTATTCCTACAGATACAATAGTTAAGAATTTTAGAATATTCAGATTTTCTTATATGCGTCAAAAGCTTGACAAATAAAACCACTTATGTTATAAATAATATTAATAAGATAAACGAGTTATCTTTGCAATTAATGTCTGAAAGGACAGGAGGCATTATGTTAAAGTTATTAACTAATGTCCGTTATTTCATTGCACCAGTATTAATAATCACAACAGCAATATCAATATTGTATGGCGGTCTATTTGCGTGGACTGGCGTTGCGTTATTAGGTGTTGGAATAATACTAGATACATTAATCACAAAGCAGACGAAAGGTGCCGTTGATGAAAACGGAGAAACACTAGGTATTGCTTGGTTGCAAAACACGGTTATGTATCTTATGTTACCTGTGTTTATATTTCTACAATGTGCTGTCGCATACAAAATTTTTAGCGGTATCACAGGACTAGAACTTGTAGGCACTACCTTATCAGCTGGTATCTTTTTAGGTATCGGTATCATCTACGGACACGAACTATCGCATACAAAAGGTTTTGCTTTTGTTATTAGTAGATGGATGATGGCGTTAAGTGGGTCAGCACATTTCTGTTATGCTCATTGTTATAATCATCATTTAGAACTTGCGACAGAAGACGACCCAGCGACTGCTCCTCGTGGTCGTACAATCTATGGACATTATCTACTTTCATATCTTGGTCAATCAAAGTTTCTTTTTGAAATGGAGAAAGCAAGATTACAAAGATTAGATAAATCTTTTATCAGTTTTGATAATAGATGGATTAGAGGTTATCTAATGTCCGTACCTACCGTAGCACTTTTCTTTATGGCAGGTGGTTGGGTAGGTATTACTTGTCTTGCTGTAATGTGGGTAATTTCAAACTTTGAATTAGAAGCTTTGAACTATCTGGAACATTATGGTTTGATAAGAGTAAAATCTCAACCTATTGATTACAGACACAATTGGGACAATTCAACATTGTTTACTTCTTGGTTCTTTATTGAAATCGGAAGACAAGCAGACCACCACGATAGAGGGGAAACTCACTTCTGGGAACTTGATGATGTTGGCGCTCCTAATACAGGTGTTGGATATTTCACTCTATTTACAATTGCATTAATACCACCATTGTTTAAAAAGTTTATGAAGAAACATTTAGACAAATGGGATAGAGATTATGCAAGTAAAGAAGAACAAGAAATCGCAAAACAACTAGTCTAATATCGGTCCCCTAGTTTTTACTAGGGGATTATTAGGTCGTATAAATAGTAGTATGACAACTATTAACTCAATTAGTAGACAACCTACGCAACAAGACTATGCTAGTCCTAGTCAATTTAAATTCAGTATTGCAAAACTACCTAAAGTGGAGTTTTTCTGTACAGAAGTTAATATACCAGGTATCAATCTAGGTAATGCTGTACAACTAACTACATTAAAGGATATACCTTTACCAGGCACTAAATTAGAGTTTGGTGATTTATCATTGACATTTTTAGTAGATGAAAAGTTTGATAACTTTGAAGAGATATACACTTGGTTAAGAAGTTTAGGTTTTCCTGCTGACCATAGTGAATATGCAAATTTAATAGAAGCAGGTAGAGATAGATTTCCTACGCAAGGTAAAGAACTATCTGGTGTAAGTAAATTTGCAGGTAGAGAAGGAACTGCCGTAAATGTAGGTGCTTCTTTATCAGACGCCACACTATCAATATTATCAGCAAAAAACAATGTAATAAAAGAAGTAAGATTTACAGACATATTTCCAACAGGTTTATCTGGTGTTGGTTTCTCAACACAAGCGACAGATGTACAATACTTAACTTCAACGGTAAACTTCAAATATACATTGTACGATTTTGCTGAACCAGGTAAAAAATCCACACTTACGCAATCGTAAAAGCTTGACAAAGCACTAAAAATAGTATAATATTATAAGGCTAACAAAGGTGAAAAAATAATATGACACTTGAAGAATTACAAGATATCGTTGAGAAAAAACTAAAGATTAATGATACGGAGTTGGATTTAGAAGCTCTTAAAACACCACAATTACATAATGAATTTTTGAAACATTACAATAAGTTTAAGTTAATGAAAACTAAAGCAAGTGCTGAACTTGCAACAATTAAATTACATAAATGGGAATACTATACAGGTAAAGCAGACCCTATGGTATATCAACAAAAACCATTCAATCTAAAAATTCTAAAACAAGATGTAGACAAGTATATTGAAGCAGACGAAGATTATCAGAAGATAAAACAAAAAGTAGATTACTTGGAAACTATTGTTGACTTCCTAGATAGAACAATCAGACAAATACAAAATAGAGGATTTTTAATAAAGGATGCGATTGAGTGGCGTAAGTTTACTAGCGGAGCGATTTAATGGCACACTACATAGGCAATAAGATTTATTGGCGTAGAGATAATGCCTTTAGTAAAGAGTTTCTACAAAAGGTTGACGAGATAGCAAAACAGAAAAAACTTGTTGACTTAAAAATTCACGGCAAAGAAGGTATGAATACAATAAGAGATAGCAAAGGCTGTTTCTTAAATGACAAATATCTTATAGACAATATAACTCCTGCAATCAATCAAGCAAACGAGGAATGTATGTGGCACTTTAAACTAAAGAAGTTTGAAGATTTCCAATATACAACTTATGGCGTAGGTCATCATTATGGTTGGCACCAAGATACACATACTCACGCTTATAGAGACCAGACGGTACGAAAAGTAAGTTTTACATTATGTTTAAATGATGAGTATACTGGTGGTGAATTAGAGATTTGCGAACCACACCCAGACCCAAAGAAAACAACATTTCATAAGTTTGATAAAATTACACCAGGCACAATGATTATATTTTATTCTGGTCTATGGCATAGAGTATTGCCTGTAAAAACAGGTTTTAGAAAATCATTAGTAGGTTGGACATTAGGCACGAAGTTTCAATAAAATGGTAGTAAATCGTTATATTATAATTGAAAAGAAAGACGAGGTGTATCTTACGATAGACGCTGAGAGCGATATTCGTAGAGAGTTAAGTGAGTTTTTTACTTTTGAAGTACCTGGTTATAAGTTTATGCCACAATATAGAAATAGATATTGGGATGGTAAAATAAGATTATTTAAATATGCAAAAGGTGAAATATACTATGGTCTTTTGCCATATGTTAAGAAGTTTTGTGAAGATAATAATATACAAGTTATTACAAAGATAAAAGAAAATAATAAACCACTAGATAAGATAGAGTGTGCTAAATTTTGTAAGGCATTAAACATACCTTTACAGATTAGAGATTATCAATTCAATGCGTTTTATCACGCAATACAAGAAGACAGATGTTTACTATTGTCGCCAACTGCTAGTGGTAAATCATTGATTGCATATTTGATTTTAAGATTTCAACTATTAAGATTAAAAGAAAGAAAAGCAAATAAAGTATTAATTATTGTACCTACAACTTCACTAGTAGAACAATTGTATAAAGATTTTAGAGATTATGGATATAATGTAAAACATATTCATAGAATATATCAAGGACACGAAAAAGATACAACTAAAAGAGTTGTTATATCTACTTGGCAATCTGTATATAAACTACCTAAAAAGTGGTTTGCAGACTTTGGTGTTGTTATTGGTGACGAAGCACATTTATTTAAATCCCAGTCCCTAACAACTATAATGACAAAGATGACTAATTGCAAATACAGAATAGGTATGACAGGTACTTTAGATGGTTCTAAAACACATAAACTAGTATTAGAAGGTTTATTTGGTGCTGTCAATAGAGTAGCACAAACGACAGACTTGATAGAAAAGAAACAACTAGCGAAGTTTAAAATACATTGTTTGATATTACAACACGGTAAAAACGCTAGAGATTATCTAAAAGATAAAACATACCAAGAAGAAATGGATTATTTGTGTGCTAGTAAGAGTAGAAACAACTATATAAAAAATCTATGTGTTGGTCTACAAGGTAATACATTGTGTTTATTTCAATATGTTGAGAAACACGGTAAAGTATTAGAAGAACTTATAAGACTAAAGGATCCTGAAAGAAAAGTATTCTTTGTATACGGAGGAGTAAACGCTGATGAAAGAGAAGAAATTAGAGCAATTACAGAAAAATCGGATAGTGCGATTATTGTCGCAAGTTATGGTACATTTTCAACTGGTATCAATATACGAAACTTACATAATATTGTTTTTTCTAGTCCTAGTAAGAGTAGGATAAGAAACTTACAATCTATTGGTCGTGGTTTACGACTAGGAGATAACAAAACAAATGCAACTTTATATGATATTGCTGATGATGTGTCATATGGAGAAAAAGAAAATTATACTCTTCAGCACTTCCGAGAAAGAATAAATATTTACAATGAAGAGAGTTTTGATTATGAAATTCATAATGTAGAACTAAAGGAGTAATCTATGCCTAACAATCCTAACGAAATGAAACCAGACGGTACTACTAAAATCAAAATCATTAAGTTGATTAATGGTACTGATATTGTATGCGAGATTGCACACGCCGAACAAAACAAACCTTTACTTACACTTGATAAACCTTTAGAAGTAAAGTATGTACCTCAAATAACAAACATAGGTATCAAAGATTATATTGCTCTAGTAAAATGGGCAGGCTACACTAACGATAAATTGGTTACCATACCTAAAGATAAAATTTTGACAATAACAAATGCAAGTAATGAAATGATTAAAAGTTATAGAAGTGTTATCGTAGATTATAACAACTATGACAAGTTAGTAAGACGAGAAGAAAATGAGAGAACTCGTAAGTTAATGGACCGAGAAATGATGTCGCCGTCCGAACGAGAAGAGTTTGAGGAAATATTTGATGACTTTGATGACCTTAAAAAGAAAGATAAGACGATACACTAATAATAGTATCTCTTTAATATATTCTCTAGCAACCAGCGACACGCTGAATATAACACCAAAAATTCACCTTGTCAAGCACCTATCATATGGGACGGCAAAATTAGTTAGGAGCTTGACCTTAACAACAAAATATAGTATAGTGAGATAATTATGGCAAGAAGAAGTACAACTAAAAAAGAACATTATGTTGATAACAAAGAGTTTCTAGCCGCTATGATTGAATACAAAGAGAAGTGTGAGAAGGCAAAAAAACGAAAAAGAAAGAACCCACCAGTAACCAATTATATAGGTGAGTGTTTTTTAAAAATCGCTAACCATTTGTCTTACAGACCTAACTTTATCAATTATACATTTAGAGACGATATGATATCAGATGGCATAGAAAATTGTTTGCAATATCTGGATAACTTTAATCCTAAAAAGTCAAACAATCCGTTTGCGTATTTTACGCAGATAATTTATTATGCCTTTGTGAGAAGAATACAAAAAGAAAAGAAACAAACTACTATCAAACAGAAACTAATCCAGGACGCAAATTATGATGATTATGCTTTACAACCTGGTGATGATAGAGAGTTTAAAAATCAATTTACAGAATTTCTACAAAAGAATATACCAACAGATGAAAAGACTAGTGAACCTATTAAGAAAAAAACAACTAAAGGTGCAACAAAGAAAAGAGTAAGAAAGGCAAAAGCAAACTTGGAAGATTTTCTATGACAGCAAAAGAAAAACACAAAGACTTGAAAAAGTTAGTATTGACTAAAGAAATGGAAAGAAAAACAGACCGAGGTTGGAAGTCTTGGTTTGATTTAAAAAATTTAAAGAAACTAAAATTAAGAGCAAAGGACAAATTGAAGGCTACAAAATGGCCTCCTGATGATGTATTATAATGAAGATAGCACTACTTAATGACACACATTTTGGTGCTCGTAATGATAGTCCTGCATTTATAAAATATTTCAATCGTTTCTATGATGAGATATTTTTTCCATATTTGCAAGAACATAATATTACGACACTAATTCATTTAGGCGATGTAGTTGATAGACGAAAGTTTATTAATTATAACACAGCACATAATTTTCAACATAAGTTTTGGAAAAGACTTTGGGATAAGAAGATTGATACTCATATTATATTAGGTAACCACGATACCTATTATAAGAATACAAATGAGATTAATGCTATGCAACAACTTATTACTTCCCACGATGGTGTCAACGAACCTTTTATATACGAGAAACCGACAACGGTTAACTTTGATGGTTTAGATATATTATTATTACCTTGGATTGCACCTGATATTGAAGAAGAAAGTATCTATGCAATAGACAACTCAACTGCTCAGATTGCAATGGGTCATTTAGAAGTTAAAGGTTTTGAAATGCACAAAGGACATATCAATGAACACGGTTTAGAAATGCAACAATTTAATCGTTTTGAAAAAGTATTATCAGGACACTTTCATAGAAAGTCAGATAACGGAACAATATATTATCTAGGTACTCAATATGAAATAACTTGGTCAGATTATAACTGCCCTAAAGGTTTTCATA